AGTCTAGGCTATTAGCTGACACGGGCAAAGTCAAGCCTGCTAAGTATGTAGCACCGAGCGCATCGGACTATCCAACGGCTGAGGAATTCCAAACACGCATTGGACATGACCTACGCTTTACCCCACTGCCACAAGCAAGCCACTTCCTGTTCGATATCAGTGACGAGGACAAGCAAGCGTTCGAGGCATCGATGAACGATGTGGCAATCAGGGCGCGTAGTGAAGTCATCAAGAAAATGATGGAGCCACTCAAGCACTTGGTCGAGAAACTGAACAAGCCTATTGGAACTGATGGTGCAATCTTTAGGGACTCAGCTATTCAGAATGTGATCGAGGGTGTCGAGATGGCTAAGCGTCTCAATGTCGGTGGAGATACTGATGTAGTTGAGATGGCACGCGTCATCGGTGATGCTGTCTCTCTGTTCGCAGAGAACAAGGAAGTATTGCGTGAGTCACCAATCGTTCGTGAACAAGCCGCTAAGAAGCTTGACTACATTGCACAGCAGATGGGTGCACTATACGGACAACCATGATGTTCTCAGAATTTGAACTACTACTTATCGGTGCGTTCGCGGGCATTGCAATCATGTATTTCAGAGAGCGTGTCCGCAGTGAAGTTAAAGATGAAGTGCTTTGGCACCTATCACGCATCATCGCAGGCGTTGCAGACAACGAGCTAATCGTCAAACGCAACACAAAAGAAACAATCGAAGTCATCATTAAAACGGAGGAAAGCAAATGACTATACACAACCAAAACATGAACTATTGGGATGTTGCCCGACTTACCAAATTACCTGGGGCTACTGTAACTACATTCGTAGACCCTGCAGGGTGGACTAATCGCATGAAGAACTCAGTCAAGCGAATGATTATGGATGGCGTAGCACGAGGTGGCTATTCATCGGTGGGCACGGTTCTAGCCAAAGGACTAGCTCAATATTACGGCATGCCAATCAAACGAAGCTATGGGACCAACGATGCCCAAGGTGAGAACTTAACTGACGAACAAGTAACTCAGATACATGAACTCATCATGGGTGACTTTGCCGCATGGCGTATGCAACATGGCGATCAATCGTATAACGTGTGGCGTAGTGAGGCAGTAAGTAACGAGATCAAACAGTTGATGAAGAACAAAGCCTATGACTACCACTTCTTCAACGTGGCAAACGCAAGGAAGGCACGAGAACTCACACCATTAATAAGAAGCCAAGAAGACTTGGACAAAGCACAGCGGATTTGCGAATCAATTGATCGCAATGAAGTATTTACATTCGACGTAACTAAAGGATAAGCATGTCAAACAAAATTGATAAAGCCAAAGCACAGATTGTGCTCGATCATCCATTCTGGGCAAGCATCTTGCTCAAACGCCCACTGATTGAGACAAAAGAGATATCAACACTGGCAGTCGATGCCAAAGCGCGTATCTATTACAACCCTGACTTCATCGAGAAGCTCACTGTCCCTCAAGTAGTGTGGGGCTTATGCCACGAGGTTGGTCACGTTATCGGTCAGCATGCACTGCGTGCCGGTACTCGCAATCGTAAGAAGTGGAACTATGCAGGTGACGCATGGATTAACGATATGCTAGACGATGGTAATGTCGGTCAGCGTATCCCCAACTGCGTGGATATCAAAGGCTCCAAAGACGATACAGTCGAGAACATCTATGACTCGTTACCTGATGGTGATGATGGCGACGGTCCTCCCAACGATGGCACTGGTGATGATGTGATCTATGGTGATGGTGGTAAGGAGTTGACCCAAGATGAGATTCGTGAGATGGAGGGTCAAATCAAAGTCGAGATCGCTCAGGCAGCACAAGCCGCCAAGATGCGCGGTAAGTTATCCGCAACATTACAAGATATGGTTGCAGATATGCTTGAATCTAAGACCCCATGGTATGAGATTCTCGAGAAGCACTGCGTGGCTCGTGTCAACCAAGGTCAATCATGGCGTAGACCTAACCGCAGGTTCGCTGATGTGTACTTGCCTAGCGTGGATAAGTTGCCACAGATGGGTGAACTTGTTGTGCAAGTCGATGTGTCTGGTTCCATCTCTAAGGTTGAACTCGATCATTACAATGGTCACCTATCACGCATCATCGAGCAATGCAGACCAGCCAAGGTTCATGTCTTGTATACCGACACTGAGGTAGTTAAGCATGAGGAATTCGATTGTGGTGAGGAAGTTGGACTTACCTTCTTCTCAGGTGGTGGTACTCATATGCCTGCAGGCTTTGACTACTGTGCAGACCAAGGCATCGACCCCGATGTGTTTGTATGCTTGACCGATGGCTATACAGACTTTGGTAGCGAGCCTAGTTACCCAGTCGTGTGGTGCATCAGCAGTGAGATCGAAGCACCTTATGGTGAAAATGTCCACTTCGAACTCGAGTCTTAATCGGGTCATCAGCGAACAACAGTTCAATGAAGCGAGAGCAAAGACTGCGGTGCTGTACAAGTTAACCAAGGTCATGCTCCGCTTGGGTTCGTTCGACAATCTCTTTAAGCTACAACTGGCAGGCATGCAAGTCATCCATACAGTTAGTGCTAAAGATATCAACTACTCCAACCCAACAGGGAAGGACGCAGAGAAAGTCGTTAGGCTAGGTTTGAACAACTCTTCAACACCGAATCTTAGCGGCTACTATGACGGGCAGTGGGTGCACTACACACCCGAGATGCGACTGAGCATCTACAAAGATACTGTCCTAACAGCCGGAATGTCTTTAGTTAGACATTCAATTTATTATTAATCTTAGGGTTTACCCCTATTGATTATCATGGATAATGACTTAAACTTATTAACTAAACGGAGCAACACATGGCTTATGTAGCAATTAGCAACCAACTGATGGACGAAGTACGTAGCAAAATCATGCGTATGAAAGATGCGGAGCGTAACTCAGTACCTGAAGTCAACGCGCAACTGTCTTATCAGACTATCCCTCTGCAGTATGAACAGTTATTGTGGGGTGAACATTATGACCTGAAGGACAAGTTACCAAGTGCTTGGAAGAGAGAACTCAATGAACTTTGTGGCACTGCTGAGTACATGCATGGTGAGAGAATGTGCAAGTCTCGACTGTATCTTAAAGCGGCAATCAAGATCAGCGCACCGCCTGATGCCTCAAGTTATACAGCACACTTTATTATGCCTGCCGATCATCCTGATATGGCACCAATCGTAGAGCGTGACAAGCAATACGCGGACATTGAATCCAAGTGGACCACATTGCACAATAAGATTCGTGACTTCTTGAACAACTGCAAATCACTTAACGAGGCAGTTAAACTGTGGCCCGATGTACGCGTCTACATCCCTGATACTTACATGAAGCGTATGTTAGCCAAGTCTGAGCGCACTGCTGAGAAGATCAGCAAGGCATCGGAATTCCTTAAACAAATCGACACTGACCATGCTATCGCAGCGGCAGTTAGTGCACGTATGGCAGGAGCTAAAGTATGACAGAGTACCAACTCATGCGCAAAGCAATCAACACATTTAAAACCTATGAAGTAGACAAACATGTTAAACGCAATTACCAACGTCAGTGGATTCTTTCGATCAAAACCCTCGGGGAAAAATGGCGCGGTCTCCCCCAAGTCAAACGACTCGAACAGCCTTTCCAATATTGAGAAACGACTAGCGAGGATGGAGTCTCGTTTAGTTCAACTCATGATTCATTTAGAACTTGACCCAAAAAGGAAATCATATGAATAAACCATTAGCCAGTGAAATACAAATCGGTGGCGAACACTACCGAAGCAAAGACGTGCAACCATGGACAGCCATGGAATCATGGATGAGCGCAGAAGAATTTGAAGGCTTCTTGCGTGGCAATGTCATTAAGTACATTGCTAGATACAAAGATAAAGACGGAGTCAGGGATGTATTGAAGGCCCGCCATTATCTTGAGCGTTTATTAGAGCACATTGATCGCAACAATGAAGGAAAGTAATCATGCCCGACTTAAAGAGTGAACTTATGAAATTAGACAACTTAAAATTTGATGACGATGTCAGCGGTGAACAATCACCTATCATGGACAAAGCTGAGATCAAACGCATGAAGCAACGCGAGTACAACGCACGTTGGAAAGCTAAGCAGAAGGCTAAGCTACAAACTACTACGAAGCGGGCCCTGGCAATCCCTGCGACTTCACTGACAAAAAGCCCAAGTGCTGAACAGCTTGTTAACACAATGTCTGTGGGCCTAGCCAAAGCCGTGTACTTGGAACTCAAGAAGGTGTTTGAAGCATGAACTTATCTCAAGGCAATGTAGCTGGCGGTTTATACGGAGAACTGTTACAAGTTATAGACAAGTAC